CCTGTCTCGCTCTTTATCTTCCAACTCTTTATTAGCGATGCTTTGCGCCAGCTTTAAGATAAGCTGCGTTTCCGGCGATAATTCCTCATTGACAAGCCGTCTTGTCTTAAAATATCCGTTCACAAGCTGTCTTTGAACCGTCCATGCCAAATCGTCCGTAAATGACTTGACTAACATCAAATATCCCTGTTCTGTTAGCAGAATTTTGTTTGTAAAATCATTGTCGGATATAGGAAACATGCGGCTTGTACGAATTTCGTCCGCACTAACAACGAAATAATCTTCTCCATCAATAAATCTGTTTCTGTTAGAATTAAAATTTCTTCTCGCCGTTCCCTCAGGTCTTTCATGGACCATATCAACATCTTTCAATGTTACAACTCTTTGTCCTCGATATTCCTTTACCGAAATATCAGTATTTTGGATATGAACCAAATCGTTCATTGCACCATTCCTTTCTGTGTTATAATTTCCTTATCATTTGATAAGGGGGTGAATTTATGGCAAAATGTCCATTGAACAATTTTTCATCATGCCAAAACGATTGCGCTTGGTATCTTCCTAAATCGCAGTGCTGCTCTGTGGCAAAACTGGCAAAATTAAACAGCATTGATGCAATTTCGGAATTAAAAGCAATCCAGAGAAATCTTTCAAGTATCGAAGAACGAATCAATCGTTGATTCTAATCAAAATCGTATTTGCGATTCTGTCGATTTCTCCCGCAATACGGATTTTCACATGAACATCCTGTGTCTTTTTGCCTTCCTCTTCCAACTCTTTCATCTGTCGGAAGAGGATTTCTTTTACATCTAAATCGAATTTTCTTTCTTCCATCGTTTCACCTCCTTCCCTGTTTTGTGGTATAATCCCTTTAAAAAGGAGATTTTCAAAATGTTTCATGATTACGATAGAATCAATAAAATAATGCAGAGCAACTTAGATGCCATGTCCCCAGATTATGAAGAAGGTAAAAGCCCTCTTGAAATGATGGAACACCAGACGGCTTTTCTTGAGAAAACATCTCATGAACTCCGCAATCTTGCTGATTCTGCAAAATCTCAAGCTGAATCTGCCAAAGCAGTCGCGGACAGTTCAAAAATTCAAGCTGATACAGCCATCGAACAATCCAAATTAGCGAAGGAAACGGCGGAATCGTCCAGAAAATATTCCAACATTTCTGTCATAACATCCATTGTTTCCATCACAATTAGTATCGCAGCCATCATATTACCCTTGATATTGAAATCATGAAGGCTACAATAGAAACCGCTAATGCAACCAAAGAAAAGTAAAATACTTTTTTCATCCCACCACCTCCTTATTTCGTTTGCAATATCATAATAACGCAAATGCGTTATGAAGTCAAGAAAAGAATATTGCATTTGCAATATTCTTGTGTTATTATATTACAAGAAAGGAGGTGTCTACATTGAATGGTGTAAATGAGCGCGTGAAAAAATTAAGGCTATTCCTTGAAATGAATCAAAGTGATTTCGGTAAGAAAATAGGAGTAGCACAGACTTATTTATCTCAAATTGAAAAAGGAGATAGACCAGTAACAGATAAGATTTTCAAAATAATTTGTTTGGAATCTTGGAACGGAAAGTTTGTAAATGAGGATTGGCTCAGAGATGGGATTGACGAAATGTTTGTAAAATCTAAAGATGAGCAGATTTCCGAAATGCTTGGCGAAATCCAAAGAAACGGAAAAGATAGTTTCAAGCGCAGGCTCGTAACGGCTCTGGCTAAGCTGAATGAATCAGATTGGGAAGTGTTGGAAAAGCTTGTTGATTCTATCGGAAAAGAGTAATAAAAAAAGTCAATGGAAATGCGCAATCCATTGACTTTCTCTTTTTTATCATCCTAACAACGCCATAAGATATGCACGAATCGCCCTCAGGCGGCGCACATCATCAAATTTAGATATTAAATCGATAATTTCTTCACGAAATTGGCTCATTTTATCCGTACATTCTTCATTTCTTAACATAATTTATACGCCCTTTCTACATTTTCGACATTTTTAGCTATAGACTTTTTATTTTCAAGGTTTACAATAGATATTAGGCGGCGAGAACGCCAATCCAAACGCCGCCCAATAACCAGAACTGCGGTGTACCTGTTTTTTAGGTACAAGCTAATTATACCAGAAGGGAGAAGGATTCCATTGCAGTTGACTACCAAACATTCAGCAAAACTTTCCATTCAACTACAAAATAGAAAGGTGTGTGAATTATGGGGTAAACCCGGGGCAATGTATATCAAATCTCAAAACCGAGCTATGCCGCGAGATGCTTCTAAAGGGGTGGAACGTTGCGCAGCTTTCCATCCAGTGCGATTTATCATACAAGGCTATGTATAATATCATCAACAAGGAACCGGAAGATATGCGGCTTTCCACGTTCGTTAGAATCTGCGACAATGTCGGTATATCTCTGGTAAAGGTTCTGGAAATTTCCAATTCGGAAATTATTGACGATGGGCTGTCCAAGGCTCTCATCACTTGTGGCGGCAATCGTTACATATTGAAACGAATATTTTAGGATTGAGGGGCTTTTATTAGCCCCCTTTCCTTTTTACCTGTAGGTGATTCTCTCGATACGGTCCAGGATTTTGTCCGCATCCTGTTCTAACTCTGGGAAATATTTTACAATATCAATCGGGTATTCTGGATAATACCCGACCTCATTCTTGTAAATCTCCCTTGCGGCGTTCAAATCGTATCTTTCGGAAAGTCGATTCAAGATACAATGATACAGATAGCTGCGGCTGTTTCCGCTGTCTTTGCAAAGTCGATACATCCTGCCCTTGTTCCTCTCGTACCAATCAGATACAATAGGTACTCTGGGCGTGAAATCCTCTGCGAGCGGTTCTTTGTAATATGGCTCTTTCTGTACCTCTCTGACCTTGAAATATACGTCTACAAGCATATCCTGCACTTTCCAAGATAAATCGTCTGTAAATGCCTTTACAAGCAGGAGATACCCTCTTTCGGTTATCAGCGTAATGCCCTTGTTAGGAATGGAAATATTTCTATTGTCCGTTAAACGGACATTAGGATTTTCCTTAGGCTTTAAACTGATATAGTGTTTGTTTTCTTCAAATCTTTTTTTGTTTCTATAAAACGCCTTTCTTGCTGTTCCTGCTGGTCTCTGATGCACCGTGTCAATGTCCTTGAATGTTACAACTCTTTCGCCGTCATACTCTCTAATCTGCATTTCGGTGTTTTCGATTGTGATAACGTCATTCATTTCCATAACCTCCTTTATTTATTATTGCCAAAAGGAGGTATACAGTGCTATACTTTATATACACTCCTTATGGCGTGCGGTGGCAACTGTTGTTGATTGGTAGTCTGTGGCAGTTACCGCCTTTTTTTATTTGTTTCTTTGTTCGTACTGAATTTCAATCCCTTGCCTAATTATTTTAGACCTGTCAGAATTTTGTTCAGCCGCTAAATAATCTAATTTTTCTACCGTCTCCTTATCCATTCTAACTTGAATTAACTTGTTTTTTGGCTTATCCGTTATCTTTTGTCCCGTCTTGGGCGACATTTTTTCTCACTCCTTTCAATTTGTAATTACATTTTGATTTTAACTTTGTAATTACATTTTGTCAAGTGTTTTCTTAAAATTCCCAAAAGAAAAAGCACCGCTTTTCTGCGATGCTCATTCTCTATTGCTTTTTATTCTTTTTCTTTTTTGATTCTATCCTTATTCCGTAATTTCCATGTAAACAGCTTTCACACAAGGGATTGTTATAGACTGCCCCAAAATACTTGTATATTTATACTCCCCTGCTGATTCGCCGTAGAATGTTACAATATCATCTTCAAGGAATTTTCCATCCTTGTTGTCTGGGCTGAGCTTTACAAACACATTATCATCCCATAAACCGTAATCACCTTCCGTAACAGGAATCAAATATTCGGAAGTGCTACTGTCAGAATCTTTCACGACCTGCCTAATTTGTCCGCGGAACTTCACTTTCTGCCCTTCGTATTCGTCTGGTTTCCTTGCCAAATCATCATAGGAAACATCTATGCACTCAGACTTGTACTGCTCAGGCGAAATATTTTCTGAATCGTCTTTTTTCCCTGAACCATCTCCGCCGCCAATCGAAGCAATCGCAATAATAATTAAAAAAATCCATGCAATAATAAATTTCAACTTACCGCCTTGCTTTTTCCGACAATTCGGGCAAATCTTAGCTTTTTTCGGAATATCTGACTGGCAATGTTTGCACTTTTTTACTTCATTTTCTTTGTTTTCCATGGTTAAACTCCTTTTCAATATTATTTTCTCGCTTCAACGTATACCTCATACTTATCAAATTCATTTTCTGGGAATAGCTCAAATTCTTCCGTAACTGTTCCGCCTGCGCTCAGTTTGTAGCTATTATCGTCTAAATATTTGTAATCAGAACCAACTACTTTCCCATTTTTGAAGAAAAATACAGTTGCCTTTACAAATTCCATATCATAGTTTCCTAAGTTTGTAGCAGCAACAAGAACCTTATCCCCTGCTTTGGAGGAAGTTGTTTTCAAATCTGCGGTTGCTGATTTGAAATATGTTTCTTTTTCTGTTTTTAATGTATATGTTGTTTTTGCAGGAACACTATCAAAAATATGTGTCAAGATAGCTGTTTCTCCACTGCCGACAACAGGAGCAGAATCAGACTTTGCCCCGATAGAATTTCCTGCCGCATCCTTTGCAACTACATTGCTTTCAATCCTCAGCGCATCGGGAGAATTATTTGTTACAAGAAGGTCATAATAAAAAGAACCGTATTTCTCATAATAGTATTCTTTTGCGCTTAATTCTGTTGTCTGATTGCTTGTTGTTTGCGTGGTATTCTGCGGCTTTTCGCCAAGATAAACCGTTTTTGTCGCGCCATCCCATGTAACGTCTTTTCCGACCGCTTCGGCTACCGCCCTAACAGGTAGATAGGTTGTGCCGTTGTAGGTGAAAGGCTCTTTGCTTGTGGAAAGCTGCTTCCCATCGACAATAATCTTGATGTTGCTGAATGATACGGGGATGTTCATATTTGCCACCTTCGCAAATGCCACCGTACCAGAACACAAGACCATTGATGCAATCACAGCACCGCAAACCATGTCTTTTAATCTTTGAAATTTCATATAAAACCCTCCTTTTTGTTTTGTCCTTCCATCATATAACACTAACAATTTTTTTGCAATATTTTTTGTCTTTTTGTGAATATTTTGCCTTTTTGGTGGGTTTTTGGGGTTCTGCTTTCAAAAAATTTTTCGCCCTATTTTTGGCAAAGAAAAAAGCACCGCATAAAGCAGTGCCATTTCTCACTTTTATCCACTGGGAAATCTTAATCATTTTTATAATACCAAAAACAGAAAACATTTTCAATATGCATTTTCGCCCTATATTCGCCCCTATAAGCCGCCTTTTTATTTCACTTGACCGGATTGACCGCCAAAAAAAGAAAACGCCCTCTCACAAGCCGCAGAGGGGCAGAGAAAGCATTTCCTTATTCAGCTTCTCAAGGTCGAATTTTTCAAGCCTTGACAGGTCGAACGCCTGCAATTTTTCTATACATTCCTTCCTTGTTTTTCCGTAAACACCTATCAACATACCGCTTTTTGCTTCTGTCACGCCCCAAGAACCACCAGAGCCGCAGACATAAAAAACAAATTCGCCACGTTCTACCCTGTATCCCTCCGCCTGCACACGTTCCCTTTTTCGCCCTGCAAGCTGACGGACTGCGAAAAACCCTTCTTTTTTCATGCGGTTACACCTCCATTTTTCCATACAATCCGCAGAACGTCAAGCCCTGCGGATTCCTTTTTACAAAATCCCAAACCCGACCGCCCCACCAGAAAATCAATATATAAATAATGCTGTGTAATGCCCTCTTGTTTCTGTCTTTCTTCCTTTGGCAATACGTCTTGCAGTTTTAATAATATCAAATGTTTCTTTCGGCGGATACGGTCCGAAATAATCGCAATCAACCCTAATAATTTTTATAGGCTCATTTTCTCCGCTCAAATAGGCAAATTCTGCCTTTATTCCTTCCGATCTCAGTTTTTTTAATACGGTTTCAAGTTTTAACATAGTGATATCTTCCTTTCCTTTTTCTTTGGCTTGTCTCATCAGTTGGAAGGTTGCCGCCCTACCCAAGACCGCCCGAAGGCGGTTTCGACTTTTTAGTCACGGATATACGACCATGCGTTTACTTTGCTTGTTCCGTATTTCTTTAAATATGTGTCAATGCGTTTCGCAAATGCTTTTCTAACTTCTTCAAGCCCTGAAATAATAATTTCAATTTCATCTTTTCCGCACTTTTTCAAATCACGACAGTTGCTCCAATATCCCGGCGCATATTCCGGATTTTGCGAAATTCGGCAAATGCTATAGCTTTTTAATCGTGATCCGATTTCCTGCCCGTAGTAATGAAGTGAAGTATAAACTTCATATTCCCCTTCAAGAGCCTGATAAAGATTTTCAATCTGACCGTTAATCTCTTCCAGATTTTTTCTTTTAAAAAAGTTTTCTGATGTTCTGGCATGTTCAACCATTCTTTGAGCTTCCTCCATTTCTTCATCGGTTGCCCTTGCATACATCCCTGCACCAAAGCAGAAATCTTTTTGAATTTTAGGTTTATCAAAGTCAATAATCGTTCCGTCTGGCAGTTCTACAACGTATGCAACCATTTTTCTTGCATATTCCTGCATTGATGTGCTACTTGTCCAGACTTCCTTTTTAATGATATTCATGTAGATTTCTTTTAACTCTTTTTGGCTTTTCATTTTAATTTCCTCCTTTTGTTTTGCTGTTTTCTTAACTTCTTGAGTATATTATAGCGATAACGTGTTATAATTTCAATACGGAATAGTAGCCAAAATAACACGATAACGCTATATATTCATTGTGCAAATTATATACCGATAACACTATATATTTATAACGATAGCATTAACACGATAACATGAATATATTGACACGATAGCATCATTATGATATCGTTATAATAAATAACACGATAACAATAAAGGAGGTTACGAGATGGCTACAAGTAAAGCCCACATAAGGGCAACCGCAAAATATGAAAAGAACAACTATTTTAAAACCCTTGTCAGATTCAAAAAGGAGGACGAAGAACGAATCAGGAACGCCGCAGGGGACAGTCTGAACGGATTTATTGTTAAATGCGTATTAGACAATCTGAACGGTGAAGAATCTACAAAAGTAGCAGACACTACACCAGATACAGAAGCAGCGGAGATTGCCCCTGTAGAGCCGGAAACGTCAGAACCGACCAATCCCATACCCGATGCGGAAACGCCCGTCAGAACGCCCGAAAACGGCTTAAAACCGCTAACAATCGAGGATATCCAAGCCATGTTTGATAACAGGAAAACAGACGAAATCAGACAGGAGGAAGAAAGACAGGAGCGGAAAGAACAGGAGGAGCAGGAGCGGCGCAAGCTGCTAGCTAATCCCGAATATGCCGCCACCTATGCCCAGCTTATGGCAATGGAGACCGCAGAAAAGGAAAAGAAACGCGCCGAAATGCTCACCAGAGCGAGATTAGAAACATTGTAAACCTGACCGCCAGAAATGGCGGTTATTTTTCCATATTTTACCATTTATTTATCTTTGTAAAGATATCTTTGAAAAGATTTAATATTTTAGGAAGATATCTTTTTAAAGATATTTTATCTTGATTTTTTGCGGTGGAATTCGTATAATTGAGAATAGGAAAAACGAAGGAGGTTATTAAAATGATTGTATTTAAATTTGACGTTGCAGCTGCATTAGAATCCGCCGGGGTTACTTCTTACACGGCTGTAAAAAATGGATTGTTATCTGTCGACACATGGCGGAAAATCAAGAAAAACGATGCAAATATAAGCATGAAATCTCTTAACAAAATTTGCATCATTCTGAACATGAAGCCAGAACATTTAATCACATACAAGCTGGATGAAAAAGAAGATTCTGACATAATAGAAAGGCTCAAAAAACTAGGTTAAGAAGATAGCTTTTGAAAGATGCACGATACCCCATACAAGCATCTGTATCTGTAAGGGGTTAAAAAGAATGTAATCTAGTATTTTACTTCATACAGTAAAACCAATGAAATTTAATATATTCAAGAATGAAATCTTAAAAAGAATTTAAGTACGTAGTAATATATTAAATCCTAAAACAAATACAGAAACCGATTAAATCATAAAAAATAAAATTCCCTATTGACAGAATGATTAAATTTTTGTATCATATCCCACAAGAAAGAAAATTGAATTTAAAAGGCATCCAGCTAACGCCGTTGCCCTGGATGACCTGAACGGCAAGGACGGCACCCCAATTTTTTACAGAGATACCAACACGCCACAGGACGAGATTAAAATCTTTTTCTGTGGCTTTTTTAATTTACCGCAGCAGGAACGAGGAAGGAGGCGCGGATCATGGAAAATAAAATTTACGATTCAGAAATCGAGGCGTGTCTAGATTCGTTTTGTGCCGAAAAGGGAATTTCGGACATGTCCAAGGAATCACAAAGCGTCTGGAATGCCGCCCTAATGTATATTAAAAAAATGGTATTTCCAGATGTTAAACAGTTAAAATCTAGTATTTTATTCAAGAATGGCATAGGAGCAATGAGTAATTGTAATGCCTATGACTATGAGCTTGTAGACCATATCTGCGATATATATATATATATATCCCTGATGAATGATAAAGAAGTATCTATCAATGGGTTTAGTTTTTTAACAGGGATAAGTAGAGATGCAATAAAAGAATGGGGAAATGGTAATAAAAAACTAAGTGATAAAGCTTTCAAAATCTACAAAAAGCTAGTAGATGTAAGGCTTGAGAGTTTATCGGGCAAACTAGCCACAGGAAAGCAGAACCCTGTAGGCGTTATCGCAATCCTAAATCACTTTTACGGTTGGAACAGCCCATATGCGCCAGATGCTAACAGACATCGCACCGCCCTATCAGCTGCCGAACTTCCAAGACTGAACGAGGTTAAAACTGTTGAAATTGCACAAGATGCAGACAGATTGACGGACAGCGGAAACGAATAAATCAATATCTAGTTTAAAATAAATGCTTGACACAATATATTGATTTAAAACTATTCGCATAACTATCATTTTGCGAATAAATACAGAAAATTATAGCCAATGCGGATGAACAGCGGTTGTTGCGGCTTGGATGATTCCGCCGTTGAAAATAGACGGGGGTGGGGGTCTGAAGGGGTTCAGAAAAAGCCCCTACTTAGTCCCACAAATATCCTCAAAAACAAAAAGCCCCCATCTGCACAAAGGAGTGACAAAAATGTTTTGGAACCCATTTAGAAGAATTAAGGATTTAGAATTCGATGTCGATGTGCGAGACCGTACAATCGAAAATCTGAAAAAGGAGATTGAGGAATTAAAATCTCCTACAAGACCAAAGTATCATCCAAATGTAACCTGTACTGACTGCGAATATTTCATTGTTGAGGACTACGGAAACGTAGTTTGTAAAGGCTATTATTGCAGACTCAATAATAACTGCGAAGATTACACTTTGAAAGAGCAAGTAGGCGGTGTTACATATGTACGATGAAAAAGAATGTTGCGGTAAGTGTAAATATTCCGACATAGACCATGAGCTGCTTTTTACTTGCAATAACGAGGATAGTGAATATTACACTGATTACACGGAATATGATTATGGCTGCGATTATTTTGAACCGAAGGAGTGAACGGTATGAGAATTATTAGCCACAGAGGAAAGGATTCTGTTGATGAATATGGATGCTATATCTATATCAACGAGCGGAACGAAATTATTGGAGACATGGGAAAAACAGCCGCCTTGCTTGGCTCATACAAAACTATAGAACGCGCAAAAGAAGTCTTTGACGAACTTCATGCGGCATACGAAGAATTGCCATTCTCTGGAAACAATATTTTCCGCATGCCAAAGGAATAATACCGATATGTACCCTGTTTGTTGCGCTTGCCTTTGAGCGGTTTAGTTCATGACTGTACGGTGATTATGGAAAGAAACAAGGCGGCTATAGACGCTGATTTTCGGACGCAGGGTCTTATATATGCACCAGTAGTTTAATGGCAGAACATCAGCCTTCCAATCTAACGGCGTGGGTTCGATTCCCATCTGGTGCTTTTCATCTGGTTTTTGGACATTTTTCCAGATGAATAACACGACCTTTCACCCACTAGGGGAATCCTGTTAAGAGCCATCGCACGGCTCGGTGGGTTTTTGGCTTGTATGCCGATGGGGACTGGCAACAAGACCAAACACCAACTTCATATTTGGGGCGTTTTAACGGCATCACGCCCCACTCTGGATTCTTAGCTCAGTTGGTTAGAGCATCCGGCTCATAACCGGACGGTCCTCGGTTCAAGTCCGAGAGAATCCATTTGCGGTCTTTCGGTATCATGGTTTATCGCAACCATTGATCGAGCTGACTGGTCGTATGATTCGGGGTCGCTCCCCTCCGTGGAAATCGGACGGAACACAAACCGATAGGAATTGTGACACATCGGAGAGCAACGATGCGGGATGCTCAGGATGGCATCAACAGGGTATGGACGCTACCAACATACTTGGAGTGATGAAAACTGCGTTCAAGGCAGTCCGTTTTGCTGGTTTCGTGACTGACAATAAACCAAAAACTGAAAAATCATGATGGGGATTGGATAGAAACTTGATTTAGGTGAGGTCGATTCGGATTTCACTATTAGAGATGGTGTCTTTTAAATCCCCATCCTCTGCCAACATACCGAAACGGTTATAACGGCGTGGTCTTGAAAACCATTGTGTCGGTTAGAATCCGACATGGGGGTTCAAATCCCTCTGTTGGCGTTTGGGTTCACGATGAAAACCTTACTCGCAACCTTATGGGTTAAAATCGTTGTAAAAATGCGTGCGCCGAAAGCATTCTTTTAGGTCTGCGATAAAGCGGGCCTACCCCGGGTTATTAGCCTGCGAGTAGGCATAGGATAATTCAATTTTGAATTATGGTAGATGGTGGCGGAATAGGTAAACGCTTATATCTAAGAACTGATAGTGGTCGGGTACAATATCGTACGGAGGACGCTGATAGGAATGCGGTTCATGTGTGGTGCAAATCCACACCCATCTAAGAGGTCTGGTCGCACCAGAATAGAGTGTTGGTTGCGTAAATCCCACTTGAATTAAAAAAATGCCGATGGCAGATTGGATGTCACCCTTTCTGCCTATCGGAGACGCACACGTTATCCCGATTATTTGATTGAAAACGAAAGGCGGTGTTTGCAATGGCGCAAGGCGTAAAAACCATAAGCAAGAAAAAATTCTTTGAAGCATTTGAATCGTTCTGTAGCGGTCGGATGACGCTTTCCAAGGCTGCAAGACATATCGGCATCAGCGTGCCTACTGCATCAAAATACTTCAACATGTACATAAAAGGCGAGCCATTCCCTGATACACTGTTCGGGACTGAAAAAGACCAAGAACAACTGGAGAAATTTCTCAAATTTAAAGAGGAGTTGCGAAAATGAGTGATTGCGATTTAAGAACTTGCAGATACAACAAAGACGGTAAATGCACCGATACTGACAACCGAAAAGAATGTGTTAAAATTGCAAAACTGGTATTATGCAAGGATTTTGCCTATGAGAGAGAAATCAATAACAGGTAAATACATAGGAAACGCAATCGGATATTGCCACTGTAAGGCTCATACTGGGGCGTTGAACAAGGAACTTGCTTACAAGCATAAATGTATTGCTAAACGGTGCAAATGGCTTGAGAAGTACAATGATGATGCGTGGAGAAGAAAAGAAAGGTATGTGCGGTAATGAAAAGCAAAACACTTGAAGAATTGGCAGAAGAAGCTGTTGATAATGCACTGAAGAACATTGAAATTAGCGGCGTTCACTTCAGACAGTTTGTTGAAAAATTCGGGAACGCCCACGAAAATACGAAATGCAATTTATCCATTTGTATATATAACAAGTGCGGAAACTGCATAGACGATGAAACCCGCAAGGGGTGTGTAACTTTTTCAAAAGAAGTTTTGGGAATTTGAAATAGACGGAGGAAATGATATGAAAAAAATTTGTTACTTGGTAGCAATAGGTTTCGCTTTAGTTTGCGGAATGACTGGTGCTGCAACTATTGGCAAAATGATTGCAAATACTAGAAACGCTACAAAAGGAGTGATTCATAGAACCATTACTGTGTATACAGCAGATGGAAAGAAAATAGCAAATTATGAAGGGAAAATCGATATTGATACAAACGACGGCGGTTATGTTAAATTTGATTTTGATGGAAAAAGATATATTTACTACAACTGCTTTGTGGAAACCATTGCAGACATAAACTAAAAACAATTACCGACTAACAATTTGGAAGTTAGCCGCTAACCCTAAACATCTGAGGGCAAAGGATTTTTGCACCTTTGCTTATTTGAGCGGAGGTGCTTTTTTTAATGGCAAGTTTTGAGTTGATAAGTGCCGTACAGGACTACGAGAAATACATAGAAAAAAATGGAATCAATGAACAGGTTATAGATGTCTATTGCGAAGCTGTGAATACGGCGTTCGCGAACGAAAAAGATATTGCCTATGGATTGGAACTGTCCGCGCGGTGCAAGGAAATCATTGAAGCCTACTGCCTTAATTCTTCTGGCGGTACTATCTGGGATTTGGAAAAGTACGCGTTTTCGGAAAAGGTAGATTATGAAATCATTGAAAGATTTTATTCCGTCCTGCTTTTGGAAGCGCAGAATAAGGTTGTCGATAGTTTCTTTCGTTATATCGAACACAAAAGAGAGCCGAAAGAACGGTTTTATATGCCGAGAAGAAAACAGTTTTTGAAAATCGGTCTGATGGATGCGCTGCAAGGGATGATTGATGATAAGTACGATATTTTGTGCATCAGCCTAATTCCTGGCGCTGGGAAAGCGCAGCCATTGTATTCAAAAATTCTTACACCAGATGGATTCATTCAAATGGGCGATGCGAAAGTCGGAACTAAAATAATCGCAGGAAATGGAGAAACCGCAAATGTCATAGGCATATACCCACAAGGGAAAAGAAAAATATACGAAATTACGCTTGAAGATGGTTCAAAATGCAGATGTTCGGATAATCACTTGTGGAATGTCAGATACAACTATTTTGGAAATAAAACAACTGAAAAAGTAATAGAAACGAAAGAGATGTTTGTAAATCCATACAAATACCTTATTCCTGTAACAACAAAATCATTAAATAATAGATTTTATCTGAGAGTTGGAGCGATTCAGTATAAAGGAGAAGAAGAGTGTCAGTGTATCATGATTGATAATCCGTGTCACTTATATATCACCGATGATTATATTATCACGCACAACACAACGATTGAGAAGTTTTTCAACGCTGCGGTCATTGGTTGGTTTCCGAAAGACTTTAACCTCTTTTATTCTCATAGTGGGGATATTACGAGGATGTATTATGACGGTGTGTACGATATTGTCACAAACACAGACGATTACGCATGGAACGAGATATTTCCTAACCTACACGTTACCAGTACAAATGCAAAAACAGAGCAGTTTAATGTCGGGAAGTATAAGCCGTTTCCATCCGTTCAATGCACATCCGTGGGAAGCAAAAATGCCGGTAAAGTAAGGGCATCTAAATTTCTGCTTGTGGATGATATGATAGGCGGTATCGAAGAAGCAATGAACCCTATGATACTTGATAAGCTGTGGAATAAATACGCAGTCGATGCGAGACAGAGGAAAATACAGGATTCCGAAGGAAAAAACTGCAAGGAAATACATATTGCTACACGATGGTCTGTGCATGATGTTATCGGGCGTATTCAAAATATGTATGAAGGAAATCCGAGGGTTAAAACCATAGCAGTACCAGATATTGACCCGATTACGCAAGAAAGCAATTTCGATTATGAATTTTCTGGGTTTACAAAAGAATTTTTTGAAGACCAACAACTTTTGATGGACGATATTTCCTACCGATGCCTGTATAAGCAGGAGCCTATTGAGCGTGAGGGATTGGTTTTCCCTGAAGAAAAGATACGAAGATACCTAAATCTTCCACATGGCGAACCAGAAATTATTACCGCACAGTGCGATACCAAGGGAAAAGGCACAGACTATTTTGTCCTGCCAATCCTGCAAAAATACGGTGATGACTACTACTGCGTGGATTGTGTATGCGATAATACCGCAGATTATGAAATGCAATATGAAAACGCCGCAAATGCTATTGTTAATAATGGAGTACAGGAGTGCGAATTTGAGCGAAACGCAGGCGGAGACAGGGTTGCTATGGAAGTGAATAAACGTGTAGAGGCTAAGGGTTGGATTTGCAATATTACAGATACGCCTACCGAAACGAACAAAGAGGCAAGGATATTCCAGTGTTCCAACTGGATATTGCAGCACGTTGTTTTCAAGGATGAATCCAAGTATTCTCCGAAAGAGCCATACGGCGTGATGATGTCACTTTTGAAACGGTATTCTGTAAGTAGCAAGAAACAGCTTGATGACGTTCCAGACGTATTTTCTAACTTTGCGGTAAGAATCACAAAGGGAAATAGGATTGCGAAGGTAGAGGCAACCATAAATCCGTTTAGAGGGGGCGTATATTATTGACAAAGGAAATTCTAAAGCAATACACAGACCTTCAACAAGAATGTGATGAGGTAAGAGAAAAGATATCAACTCTTGAACAGCAGATTATAAAAATAGAGCAGGAAGGAACGGTTCTTGACAAAGTATCTGGCGGAGTTGGCGGATTGGAAACATTTGTCATTGAGGGCTTCCCCTATCCAGAATATAACAGAAAGAAAGCGTTGCTTTACTCAAGGAAAGCAACATTATGCGAACTTGAATTAGAGTTGTTGGAAACGATAAACAAAGTTGAAGCGTTTATAGCAGATATAAACGATAGCCACATGAGGCGAATTATCCGTCTTAGATTTATTGATGGTCTTTCTTGGGCTGATGTTGCAAGAAGGGTTGGAGGCAATACTGAGGATAGTGTAAAGAAAATGTTTTATCGTTTTCTCGAAAATTAGAAAGTTGTCCTAAATGTCCCGAAAAAGTGTGGTATATTTAGAATAAAGAAATATGCAAGCAGACGAACACCGATTCTTGTCGGTGTTTTTTGTTTTGTTTTTTATCGGGAGGTGCCGCATGAGTAATAGAATGACACTCCAAGAGATTGTTCGTGGGAATTACGGCAGAAAAATTGCATACACAAACGTGGAGAAAATAACGCCAGAAAATATCGTTTCTGTAATCGGAAAGTGTATCGGAGTTTTCAATTTCAATAAAACCGTTATCGAATACCTTTGGAATTACTACAAGGGAGACCAGTCGATACGTTATCGAAAAAAGGTTGTTAGAGACGATATCGTGAATAAGGTTGTTGAAAACCACGCATATGAAATCGTACAGTTCAAGGTCGGGCAAACATACGGTGAGCCTGTGCAATTTGTTAGCCGCAAGGATGATGAGCGGATAAACAAAGCTGTAGACATTCTGAATGATTACATGGTGGATGTTGATAAACAGTCAAAGGATATTAAGTCTGGAGAATGGCAGTCCGCAACAGGTACATCGTTTAAAGCGGTTCAATTTTCAGATGGCGATATTAAATTTCGTATTGTATCCCCTACTCCGCTGAACACATTTGTGATTTATAACGCAAACACAGAAGAACCGATTTTGGCGGTGCAGGAATCGAAGGATAGGAACGGAAAACTGTATAAGAGGTGCTTTACGGAGACACATTCCTGTGAAGTACATGATTCTTCCGTTACAGATTGGAGACTTCATGCTTTTGGCGGTATACCGATTGTGGAATACCCTAATAACCATGAGCGGTTATCTGATATTGAACTTGTCATTGACATTCTGGATTCCATTAACAATATGCAGTCGAACCGCATGGATTCCATTGAACAGTTTGTGCAATCGTGGATAAAATTTGTAAACTGTGATATCGATTCGGAAGAATTTGGAAAAATGAAAATGCAGGGCGCATTGGTTGTTAAGTCGAACAACGGCGAAAACAAAGCCGATGTCGATATCATGACACAGGAATTGAACCAGACTGAATCACAGGTTGCAAAGGATGACCTATGGGACAATGCCCTTTCCATCCTTGCGGTGCCGAATAAAAACAATAACAACTCCGGCGGAGATACGCAAGGGGCGGTGCAACTTCGTAATGGCTGGGGTTTCTCAAAGACGAGAGCAAAATTGAAAGACCCAATTGTAAAAGCGGCAGAGAAACGCCTTGCAAAGGTAGTGCTGAATATCATTCGTATTAAGCATGAGGATTTAGGCATTACTACAAGAGATTTTGATGTGCAGATAAATCATAGTCCGCAAGACAATATGTATACAAAATCGCAGACACTCTATCAACTGTTACAGGCAGGAATACACCCTCTTATCGCAGTTAAGACTGTTGGCTTATGGGGAGATTCCGAAAAAACCTTCCTTCTTTCAAAGCCTTATATGGACGCTTTGTGGCAGACGGCGGAAGAAAAGGAAGAACAGGAACGAAAGGCGGCGGAGATTGCAAAACAGTCTCAAACGGTTGCAGAAGAATAAAAAAGAGGTGGTTTCATGTCAAGAGTCCCGAATGACGAATTTCATACAGAGAAAATTGTATATGAAACCTATTTCGGAGAAATGGAAATATCCGACGAAGAAAAGAAAGAACGGCTTGAGTTAGCGAAAGAACTTGAGCCGATTTTTATTTCTTTTTTTTATGCTTTTTTGGAACAAGGAGAAAGCGAAGGAGATTTCATTCAAGGTGTTTCGGCAGAATACGAAAAGGCGGCGTTGAAGTTTCTAAAGGTCAGAGAACCACCAGCATACATAAAAGAATACTCGGAGAAAATCACAGAAGATATTATCCGAACAACGATTGAAAATAAGGATACGCCCTACTTTACATCTGTTGAGCGTGCCATGAATATTGCGGCAAATGAAGCGAATACCATTGGCAACTACCGAGAATACACCAGAATGGTTAAGCAAGGTTATAAATACAAAACATGGATAACCATGAATGATGATAAGGTGCGGCATACGCACGCAGAAGCAAACGGATATAAAGTCGGGATATTCGATTCTTTTCAAATAGGTGCATCTGAAATGTCCTTCCCTCGTGACTACTCTTTAGGGGCCAGTGCGGAAGAAATTGTAAATTGCAGATGTAGTCTGAAATACACGAAAACTTAAACAGTCCTTAGGGGCTGTTTTTTGTTTATAAAAATTAAGCAGCTATGCGGTAAATAGCAAACTCAGCAGGTGCGACCTGCGGTAACAAAAGCGTGAGTAAAAGAACAGGAGGTAATAACCATGAAACGAGAAGATGTGCTGAAACTTTTCCCAGAGGCAACTGATGAGCAGATTACCAATTTGCTGAATCAAAGTAACAAGGAAGTGTTGAACGAAAAAAACAAAATCGCACAGTACAAAGAAAAAGCCGATAAGGCAGACGAATTACAGGCAAAGATTGACGAATTGGAATCAAACGGTTTGTCTGAAACTGAAAAAGCCAATAAAGCGTTGGAAACAGCAAATGCAAGAATCGCAGAACTTGAGAAGGCACAGACATTGGCTACGCAGAGAAGCACTGCGGCTGCGAAATTCAAAGTAACTGCTGAACAGGCGGCGCAGATTGTAAAAGATGACGGCTCTTTCGATTATGACGTTCTCGGACAGATTATCTCTGATAAAGAAACGGCTGCTGCCAAAGCGAAAGAGGATGAAATTGCAAAAAATTCCACCAATCCCAGCGGAAGTAATGGCGGCGGCGAAACACAGACGGAGACAGAAAAAATTGCAAAAGAAATCGGTAGCAAATGGTCTGATGCAAATAAAACGGCTGAATCTGTTTTAAAAGACTATATGTAAGGAGGCTGAATAAACTATGAAATTCAATAAAAAAAGCGTGGTTATGCAAAAGGAAATTCTGAAAAGAAGGCTTGGCGGCGAATTGTTTGTACCCATAAAACTGGATGATTCCGCATTTACAGAAGGCGTTTGTAAGGCTGGAAATCCTATTTCCGCAGAGGGGAAGAAGGTAAATGACAATACAGCTATCGGGATTTTGCTTTCTGACACATACGATGAAAACCCCAACGGAACTATCGTAAGGGCGTTCGCTTCCGTGAATGAAGCAAATGCAAATGCAAACGCAGGAATCACGATTGCAACAGAGGCGAAAACTGCCATGCCACTGATTGTATTTGAATAAGGAGGTGTAAAGTAATGAACATTAGAGACGTATATAACGCAAAGGCGATTGCCCTTGTGCAGACAGAGGTTGCGAGTAACAGAATCCCCTATCTTGGTGAAGGTCTGTTCCCTGCAAAAAAGAAAATGGGACTGGATTTGAAATGGGTTAAAACATCTAAAGGACTGCCTGTTTCCTTGGCCCCTTCCAATTTTGATGCAAACTCTACAATCAGAAGTAGAGAAGGCTTCATTGTTAAAGAAACTGAAATGCCGTTCTTCCGTGAATCCATGATTGTGAAGGAAATTGATGAGCAGGAAATCATGCGTGTGCAGGATTCTTCAGACCCTTACGCAGCGGATGTTTTGAGTAGAATTTTTGACGATGCAAACACTCTGATTGAAGGTGCAAATGTTGTGCCGGAAAGAATGATTATGCAGTTGCTCTCCCCTGCTGATGGTTCTCCTAAGATTTCCATTGAGGCAAACGGCGTTACGTACGGATTCAATTATGACCAAGACGGAGAGTACAAGAAAACAAACTTTGCGGAGTTGACTGAAACAACTGACAAGTGGTCTGATACCGAAAACTCTGACCCTCTCGACGATGTTTCTGTGGGACTGGATTCTGTTGAAGCGAAAACAGGCGAAAGACCTTCTGTCTTGATTGTTTCCAGAAAGACCATGGACTATCTGAAACAGAACAAGAAAATCAAATCCGCAATTCTGGCGCAGAATGTAACGGCAAATATCTTTATGAATGATAACAGAGTGAAGGAACTCTTTTCTTCTGAACTTGGGGTAAATATCATTGTTTACTCTAAACAGTACAAAAACGAAGAAGGAACAGTTGCTAAATTCTATCCCGATGGTTTCGCAACACTGATTCCTAACGGCGCACTGGGTAACACATGGTACGGTACTACACCAGAAGAACGTACACTGATGGGAAGTAAGGAAGCGGATGTATCCATTGTCAATACAGGCGTTGCAGTTTCTGTTACAGTGACAAGCGACCCTGTTCATACAAAGACAACTGCATCCGAAATTGTACTGCCCTCTTATGAGAGAATGGATAGCGTTTTCGTTATCAAGTGCTATTGATAAGGAGGAGAACGCCATGAAGTACGGACACATAGTAAAACACAAGGGTGTATGGTATGCCGCAGGAGAAGAAGTGCCTGATACTAACGAGAAAGCGGAAGGAAAGAAATATTCCAAAAGCGAAATCGCTCGTATGCCAGTCAATGAGCTGCGGCAGTTGGCGTTGAACACAGGTGTTGATGGAGCAGAAGAAATGAACGGCACAGAACTGAAACATTATCTCTTGTCCGTATTCGGACTGTAAAGGAGTGATTGCTTATGGCTGATTACAGCATTTTAGAGCAAGTAAAAATCAGACTGCGGCAGTTTCACGTTGACGAGGACGATACTGTGGTATTCGACCGAAAGGAAGAAAACCCACTCTTAAATCAACTGATAGAGCAGGCGAAAAAGGAGATTGCCATAAAGCGTATGTATCCAGATACATACACAGAGGATGATATTGCCAAGGATTTGAAAAGATTTGAAAACAATATCGTTGACTTGGCAGTGTATGACCGCTCGCAAGCGGGAGAAGCCTACATGGCAAGCTATTCTGAAAACGGAGTGAGCCGCTCTTGGAAGAATCGAGAGGATTTGTTCTTTGGCGTATACCCGTTTGTAAAGGTTCTTTAAAGGGGTTGGTATCGACCCCTTTAGTCGTTTTTAGTGCGTTGCCGTTGGAAGTTTCGATAAATTTATCGAATTTTTGAAATTTAATAGAAAACAAATGAAATTTCATTAAATTTTCTACTTAATTTTCAATTAATTCGATAGATTTTATTATCTTAACGAAATGGCAGCAGGGGTGCATTTAACTATGTGGCGGTGGGCTAATGCACAATTATTAAGCAGAAAGGCGGTACAGAAATGCAGGTTGAAATAGCGTATATCATAAGCATAGTATCTTTGGCATTTTCCGTCTTTTTTGGGTTGAAAAGCAGCAAGCATACAGACACAAAGGATATTGAGGAACGTGTAAAGGATAACACCAAAATCAATATGAAACTGGATGCCATTGCAGGAACAACGCAGGAAATAAAATCGGAAATATCCACAATGAGAGAAGAAATCAATAGTCACAATGACAAGATTATCAAGTTGGAGCAGAGCCTTAAATCTGCACATCATAGGCTTGATACTCTTGAGGAACGAATGAATCATGAGTAGGTGGTTTTCAAATGCTCGATATTAACAGACAAAAGATGTTCTATTCAAAACAAATCGGTCAAGTCCCTGTCTATGATACTGACGAGGATGGGAATTTGAAATACATCACTGTGGACGGAAACCAAGTGCCGATAGAGACAGGGGAATACACAATGGGATACGATGTACCAGTCCCCTTCTATGCTTCAATCAGTAACAAATTGAGCGAATCTCTTATTAAGGAGTTTGGCGTTGATAATTCAACAAATTTCGTTCAGATTGTCGATGACAAGGGCAAACTTCCTTTGTCTGTCGGGGATTTGGTGTGGAAGAAATCAGCGGTGCAGTATAAAGCGGCAATGGTCGATAAAGCGAGTTGTGATTACATTGTCAAGGGCGTTGCGGATGAAGGTCTGACGGTTGATTTGTTTCTTTTGCAAAAGAATGTAAAGTAGGTGCAGTATGGAAAATAAAACTGTAAATGTTCTTGGAGAGAAGTATTCAATTATGTTTGTGGATGAATATCCGGAACGGTTTTCGGATTTTGAGGAATCGGCGGATGCCTTGTGCAATTTCTATGACAAAGTGATTTATGTATTAAATCCAAAAGAAAAACACCTAACGGAAGATGGGAAAATCAACTTAAATAAAAGGAAACTTAGGCATGAGATAGTCCATGCCTTTCTTTTTGAAAGTGGTTTATCTTCCAATACACACGGGATTTATGGCGCATGGGCTGAGAACGAGGAAATGGTTGACTGGATTGCAATACAATCGCCAAAAATATTTAAAGTATTCCGAGAACTTGAAATTTTGTAGGTGGTTCTATGCCTAAGAAAATATCAATCAACATCATGTCCAATAAGTCCATCCAGAACGCCGTAAAAGAGGTTGAGAACTACGCATATAGTTTAACCGATAAATGTAACGAGTTTGCGAAAAAACTCGCTCAAATCGGCGCACAGACTGCCAAAATGAAGGTTGCTCAATACGATGCTGTTTATACAGGAGAACTTCTTAGCAGTATCAATTATGAGCAAGGGGCGGTTATTAAAAAAGGTGCAACGTGGATTGTGTACACTGGATGCGTTTGGGCAAAGTTTATTGAATTCGGTACAGCCGTTGTCGGGAAGGAAAATCCGCATCCCGATATTGGCATTGTTGGTTGGAAGTATGACGTAAATAATCATGGAGAAAAAGGATGGTTTTACTTTCGTGACGGCGAATGGCACTGGACAAAGGGTATGCCCTCTCGCCCATTTATGTATGAAACTTCCATAGAATTAGCAGAAAAGATTGCGGAAGTTGCAAAGGAGGTGTTTGGTTGAGTGATAATTCATGGGCTTATGACCTTGGAACGGTTGTGTTTTCAATCGTAAAGGCGAAAGCCAAGCCAAAATTGGAATCGAAATTTCCAACTGTATACTTCACAAGCAACGGAAAGAAATTAAGTGATGCCATCTTCCCTACCGTCTATATTCATCGTATGGCGGCGGCGGAACGTGGAGCAGACCTTGAGGGACTTTCCATCAACGCAACCTTGGAAACCTTCCAAGTCGATGTATTCACAAACACAAGCCAGTCGGATGTAGGCAGAATAATGTCCGTTGTAGCAGACGTATTCAAAGAAATGCGGTTCAAGGTTATTGCCCTTCCAGAATTTAATGAGGGGGATACATACAGAAGTACCGCAAGATTCCAAAGAGTAATAGGAGCAAATGACAGTTTAACGTGATAAAGCCGTAACGGGCTTTATTTTTTTATGCAAAAAAGGAGGAATGAATATGGCAACAGGTTTGAAATCCAGAATTATTTATAGAGAAAAAACATCAAGTCAAACAGAAGGTTCTTATTGGGCAGGAACTTATAAACTTTTGTTGAGAGCGAAAGCCATTCCAAGCCCATTTGGTTCTCAGAACATGGTGGATACATCCACGCTGGAAGACCTTGTAGAAACACAGGAAATGGGAAGACGTGCGGCTGGATCAATGGAGATTTCTGGCGCATTTGAAAAGAAATACAAAGATGACATGGTTTCAAACGAGGGAAAGGAACTGGATTTTTGTATCTTATACGGTACGGATGGCAAAGGCTCAGAAGGTATCTGCGCTTTTATCGGTCAGGAATCTTTTGCTCCAGATGAAGCTACGGATGACCATTTGACAGGCACTGCAACCGTGGCTGTGAAAACAGTTCCCAAGTGGATTGAGAATGATTATGATGTTGCGGTAACGGAAGACGAGAATGGCTATCCGACTACAATCACACTGTCAAAAAAAGGTTAAGTCAGCCATTGAATATAGAATCGGCTAATATGGCTGACTATGATAAATCCATAGCCGAAATACAGTAAATTAAGTAGAAAAAAGGAGTTATGCAAATGAAAAACTTTACCATTAACAGAAAAGTATATAAGGCAAAAGAATTTGATTTTAACCTTGTTTGCGACTTGGAGGACGAAGGTATTTCTCTTGAGGTCATGCAGGATAAACCTATGTCTATGATGAGAGCGTATTTCGGTATCTGTGCTGGCATTGGCAGAAATGCGGCTGGGGAAGAAATGCAGAAACACATTGTTTCTGGCGGAAGTTTTGAGGAAATGGCAGAAGCTATGTCTGATGCTATGGAACAGTCTGATTTTTTTCGGGCTGCCAACAAGACAACGGAAGCGGAAACTGCGGAAAATCAGAGCGAAGCGGAATAAGAAAAAACTACAAATCGTTTCGTGAATTGTTGATTTCTGAATGGTTCCCACAGGCATACGCTATTGGAGTTTCGTGGGATGAATTTTGGAGAATGAATCCAAGGATATTGTTTGCGATTGCAGAGGGATACAACCAACGTGTCAGAAATGCAGATTACATGAATTGGATAAACGGTCAGTATATGCTTTCTGCTGTAATTGTCGGTGTAGAGAAAAATTTTGCAAGAAATAAGGCGAAAAATGAGTATATCAAAGAACCCATCCTTTCCGTTAGCGAAAAAAAGCGGAATGCTGAATCAAATGAGGAGATTGCGGTATTTGAAATGAAAAAAAGGATAATGGCACTTCGTGAATCTGGTTTGCCAGAAAGTCCGAAATAGTATTTAGGTGGTAATGGTTAATTCTATTACCACCTATTTAACGCTATGGGAAGGTGGTGGAAATGAATAATGAGTGAAATAGATAAACTTGAGATAAAGATTGTGGCGGATGCCGCCGATGCGGAAAAGTCTGTCAAAAAGCTAAGCAAGACTATTGAGGGTATCGGGAAAACAGGGGATTCCACAAAACAGATTCGTGAAATTAAATCTGCTTTGGAGAGCATTAAAACGCCAGAAATAGAGATTAACGGAATAAAAGAATTTGCGAAACAAGCAAGAATCATAGCACAAAACTTTTCAAAAGCCGCAAAAAGCGCAAAGGAAATCGGCGCTTCGTTAAAAGGCGTGAATCTCGGACAACTTGCAAAAAAGTCAAAAAAAGAATCTGCACCTGTTGAAGATTATAGCCATTTGAAGGACATCCCTATTTTTGACATGGGCAAGCAGATTAACGGTAAGCCAATACAGGATGCCGCAAAATATATGTCTGATTTAACGAGTGAAACAAGTGGTGCTGTTTCCGTTGCAGGACAGCTTGCCGCCGCAATGGGACGTGTTTCTGAAAACGCCGCAAAAACAGACAGATTTTCTGGAATAGAAAAAGAGATTTCAAAAAATCTTGGTATGACAGGCGTTCTGGATATTGATAACGGAAAATTCGCTGAAACCATAGAGGAATCAAAAAGCCTTATCAATGGATTTAGAGTTGACTTAGAAAAACTCGGACTTAGCGAAATCAAATTTCCGGAAATCGAAAAGGCAGAACGAGAATTTAAAAATATGGAAAATACGGTTAGAGTTCTGACCGAAACCATAGAAGAATTGAAATCGTCTGGTGCAAATGCAAAACAGTTAAAGCCGCTTGAAAAGCAGTTGGAGAGAATAAGCCAAAAATCAAAAATAGCAAATCTTAATCTGAAAGATACTATTGCACTTGCACGCTCTAAAATACCGAACATTCAAGAGGGTTTGCAGGAAAATCAGAGTAAAAAAACGCAACGTGAAGGAACGAGGAAACGCTCAAATAAATCTCGTGGGCGTTCATCCGGTGGGCTTTTTGGTCGATCTGGCGGTCGCAATAGTTTTTCTTTGCCTAAAATGGTTGGTATGTCTGTACTGTACTCCACTGTATTTCAGCTGATTGGTACCATACAGTCTGCATTTGCAGAGGGTATACAAAGTTTAGCGCAGTACAGCCAATCGGTAAACGCCAACATTTCCTCTATGATGTCCGCTTTAATGCAGTTGAGAAACGCATTTGCGGCGGCATTTGAGCCTATTCTTTCTGTTGTCGCACCCTACCTTGCTACTTTCATTAGTTGGCTTGCGAAGGCAATCAATATGTTGGGGCAATTCATTGCGGCACTTACGGGCAAAGGGTATGCGGTACAGGCTAAAAAAGTGCAGATGGACTACGCGAAAAGTCTGCAAAAAACGGCGGGCGGCGCAGGAAAAGCGGCTAAAGCGTTGAAGGAAATGCAGGACTATACACTCGGATTTGATGAATTGCACATCATAGACACCAAGCAGAACGATAGCGGCGGTGCTGGTGGCGGTGGTGCTGGCGGTGCAGGAGACCTTCTCCCCACCGATATGTTTGAAACTGTTGAGATTGATTCCAAGATAAAGGGTCTTGCTGACAGAATAAAAGAAGCGTTTAAAACGGGGGACTTTTACAGTCTTGGTGCTGATTTGGGGAAAAAATTACAAGATGCGCTCGGCAGTATCGACTGGGATGCAATATATGAAAAGGCAGACAAATTCGGCACAGGATTGGCAAGTTTTTTAAACGGCTTAATATCGCCCGATACATTTTCTGTTTTAGGGGCAACAATAGCAGGCGCATTGAATACTGCATTGCATTTCCTTGATTCATTCGGTACTGAGTTTAAATGGGATAATTTCGGGTTATCCATAGCAGAAGGACTTAACACATTTTTCTCTACTTTCGATTTTGTCCTTGCCGCAGATACGGCTAATAAATGGATAAACGGTATTTTAACCACATTGATAAAAGCCGTACAGGGTACAGATTGGGCAATGATAGGAGAAAAAATAGGGGAATTTATAAAAGGGATTGACTTTATCGATATTCTGTCCAATATCGGAACACTGATATTTGAAGCAATAATGGCGGCGATTAAAGCGTGGAATGGTTTTTTTGATGTTGCACCGATAGAAGCAACTATCATAGCCGCTGTTGCGTTATTGAAATTTACTGGTCTGGGTGCTTCAATAGCCAAAGCAATCGCAGCACAGATAGCAGGCTCGGAGATTGTTACTGGTATAGGAACTGCTATTGCTGGTCTTGGACCGAAGATTGCAGGATTTATATTAAGTCCTTGGACGCTTGCCATAGGGGCGGCTATATTAGCCGTTTTTATGACTATAAAGCATTGGGATGAGATAAAAGAGTTTCTTGCGAAGTTGTGGGATGGTATTAAGAAAACAGTAGTCGAAGTATGGGACTCTATTAAAAATTTCTTCAAAACAACATGGGATGAGATTGTAAGCTACTACCCAGAGAAATGGAATGAATTAAAGACGGCAACCTCTGAATTGTGGGAAGCCGTCAAAACAACTATTTCTGAAAAATGGACTGCAATTAAGAATTTCTTCACGGAAACAATACCGCAGATTATAAGTGATATTGTTGGTTGGTTCTCTGAATTGCCATCTAAAATTGGTACTGCAATTTCAACTTTAATATCCTCTATCTTCCCTACATGGGGAAATGATATCTCAACTTGGATTTCATCTTCGATACCAGAAAAAATCAAAATGATTATCGACCTGTTTAAAGGAATACCACAGGGCGTATACAATGCCGTAACATCCATGGGTCGGAAGATTGAAGAAATCGGCAAGTGGATGTGGAAGGGCATTAAAAAAGGTTTGCTTTCTTTAGTGCCTTCTGGCGTGAAGGAAGTTGTAAGTGGAATACTTAGCGGTACAAAGAGCGCGGCGGAAATTCACTCTCCTTCTAAACTGTTTAAGCGAGAGGTCGGTGCTTATCTGGGCGCAGGTATCGTTGAAGGTATGGAAGAATCCGTCAAAGGTGCAGGCAGTGTTATTGATGAAATCGTAGACAAAGTATCTGGCGGTGGTAGCCTTGCACCTGTTGTATCGGTTGAAGCACCAGACATTTCACAGTGGAACGAAGCATGGGACATTACTCGTGCAAAATTTAGCGAAACGAAAGCCGCTATCACATCTGAAATGCAGAACTTCTACACACAGATAAACGCTATGTCGCTGGTTTTCGGGAACACGTTCAAGACAAGCATGAGCGAATACCTCAACAAGACCTATGATGGCATTTACAACACGTTTGATGCTATCAGACAGACCTTGCAGCAAGTTTCTGACGAGGTTACAAGGATGCTGAACCAGATGGTTTCTGACGCAAACTCTCTGGCAGGATTGACTGGTAAGAAATACAGTCATGTTGGCGGCTACACCATGCAACAAGCACAGCGTTTCAATATAGAAATGTTTGCGAATGGCGGTTTTCCTCGGTCTGGCGAACTGTTTATTGCAAGAGAGGCAGGACCGGAACTGGTCGGAAGTATTGGCGGCAAAACAGCCGTTGGCGGCAATGACCAGATAGAACGTGCAATTTTTAATGCTGTTTTAACGGCTATGTCACAGGCAATGGCGAACGGTAGCAGTCAGCCAATCGAACTGAACCAGAAGATTGAACTAGATGGAGACGTTATTTATAACAATCAGCAGAAAGTATCCGCAAGACGAGGGATAAACTTTGGTCTTGGTGCATTTCAAAGGTAGGTGGTTTTTGTGGCAGTAATTAAATATAACGGCACAGAAATTACCTGCCCTTCTGTGCAGGAATACGAAGGTCAGCAGTTAGTTGACAGCGGCAGAAATGCAAACGGCGTTGTGGTAGCTCAAAAGATAAACCGCCGCCAAGTGAAATTGACATTGGAGTGGAAGGTTATTTATCCAAAGGAATTGCAGAAGATTTTACAGTTGATTGAAACTTTCATAGGCGAAGTGACCTATTATGACCCGAAGGAAGGGAAATTCATCACAAGGGAAATGTATTGGGGAGATTATTCCGTTTCTACATATTGGGTGTCCGAGAATGGCACACCGAAAATGTTTACAGGTCTGAAAGCCTCGCTTATAGATACAGGGAAGTAAGGCGGTGGTTTTATGTATCCGGTAACAGCAAAATGGAAAGAGGAAACAGAGCAAACGCTCCGCAATCCTTCTTATGTGAGAATTGTATTTGGCGTGACAGACCCAGACGCACCCGGCTTGAGTACACAAACAGATAACGGTCATTTGCCGTACAGTGATGTTGATAGCGTGGATGTCGGCACAACCGCCCCATCCACCTATCAGACGTTGGAACGAAACAGATTTATTCTGGACGGAAAGAACCCTCTGCCGCCGGAGAGCAACCCCATCTATCAGGGATATGCAGGATTGACAATCAGCGGCGATGCAGGGACATATACTGTGCAGCCACTTGTGAAAATTTCATTCGGCGATTATGTGCAATTTCCCGGTCTGACCTTCCAATTTGATGACAGCATGGGTGATTACCCGAATAGTTTTCGGATTCTGGCAAAGAAAGATTCTGTATCTGTATTCGATAAAACCTACTCGCCTGATACTACATATTGGGAAATGGAAGACCAGATTCCGTTATGCAATGAACTGTCCTTCTATTGGCTGAACTCGAATATACCGCACCGCAGGGCGAGATTGCTTTCCTTGACATACGGTCTGGTTAGCCGATTGGGCTCGGATGATATTGCAAGTTGTTCTTCAACGAAGGAGATTGACTTGCTTTCGTCTAAGATTCCAAAGCAGGAATTTGAATTTACGCTGATTGATACGCAAAGAAGATATGACCCAGAAAACCCATCTGGATTATGGGAGTATCTGGAAAGCAGACAGCCTGTCAATTACCAGTACGGCTATGAATTGTTGGACGGCTCTATTGAGTGGATACCTTGGGGCTTGTCCTACTCTACAGGCGATTTTGATGTATCGAAATCTGGCATTGTGGCAGAGGTCAGCGTAAAGTGCGCGGGTCTGGCAGACCACTTGACAATGACCTATGACGAGGGCGTGTATTCGGCGGCGGGAAGAAGTTTGTTCGACCTTGCGACAGATGTTATGAAGTTTGCAGGATTTGAAAATACAATCGAACTGGATAATGCGTTGAAAACAATCTATACACATAACCCCCTTCCATCCTCCAAAGTGAATGAGTGCTTGCAGCTGATAGCAAATGCAGGGCGTTGTATCATGAACCATAGCCGCGGCGGTTATATTCAGATTTTGCGCGAGAATGACAGCGCGACAGGATTTGATATCAACTTTGACAAAATGACGGATACGCCCACCACAACGAAGATACCGCCCCTTCGCAACCTGTCGGTGGAGTATAACTCCATCAAGGTAAACTCGGAGGTAACGGCGGCGGTCAATGCGGCTGAGGTTTCATCCGATGCGGCGCATGAATACACATTCACCCATTCGGCGTATACGAACCAACAGATTGTATTGAGCAGCGGCTTAACAATGGTCGGCACGGCGAAATTCTACGCCTACAAGACCGTAGTAACGCTCAAGGGGACGGGTACTGTCACTATCAACGGGAATAGCCTTACGGAGAATAAAATCGAGTACAGGAAGAAATACAGTGACGTTGGCGAGGATTTGAGCGGCGTTAGCAATGCGCTCATTGACAACCAGACTGACCACGTATGTTTATTGCAGCACTGTTCACAATAGCAAAGACTTGGAACCAACCCAAACAGTGCGCCAGACAGAGGATATCCAGAACTGGACGTTGGAGATTCTGTCAACTTCACAAGCAACTTCGCGAATGAAACGCCTGTTACTATGGTTCAGCAGAAATTGACCTACAACGGCGCGATTAAGGGCGAGTGCCAATATATCATTGGGGGTGGTAGTTAATGGCTTGGATAACACCGATTTTTAACCGAACTGTATCCGACACCGTTACGGCGAGAGCGGCTCAGGCGAACGAGGAAAACAATAAGGGCGCACTGAACTATCAGGACTTGAACCGCATTGAGGGCAACCACAAGGAATTGATGCAGTGGCTTGAGAAGGAAGGCTACTACATCCCCAGAACATACAGAAACTACAAGGAGAGTTTCAACGGCACAACCTACACCGATTGGCAGGAAGTCAATATACCTTGGCTTTCGGAAATCAACCGTATTCGAGCGAATTATACCGCTCTGGTGCGGTTGTTTTTGGTTGGATTGGGATTGCCTGTGTTCCCCGAAAGCCTGTATCTGGATTGGCAGGAGGTCAACGATTGGGAACGGGTTGCCGCGGTCGGCAAGGAAATGACAGAAAACATGAAGCAGGAATACATCCCCTGCGGAACGATAAACAGCGGAGGTGAACGGTTGCTATGAAGGATTTTTTAGATAGAATCCCAACACAGGCAGGGCGGAGAAAAATCACTCATGCGGACGGGACAAGTGAGTTTGTAACGGTTGAAATGGCGGACGAACCATCCGTAGAGGGTACGCCATTAAACAGAGAAGCCCTCATGAATGTGCAGGGGTTTTCAAGTGAAGATACTACTATTAGTAAATCTGGTAATGTAACTACAGTTACAATAACGCATGGCGATGGTGGTAAAACTGTTACAATAATTACAAAGAACTCAAGTACACTAACTACTGTAGTATCTAAGTATACTGGACCTTCCGGTAACGTAATCACGAAAACTACTACAATAGATACTAGTAGTTCAGTAACAAGGATTGGAGGTGTTGTATCATGAGTTGGGATGTAGGTTCATGGGTAATTGACACAGTTAATTCAGTATTAAGTACTCTAATTCAAGCACATGGCACGCAGACATTCACATCAGATGGTACGTTTACTGTACCCGATGGCGTGACAAAGATTTTAGTGACTGCCTTTGGTGCAGGTGGTAGTGGATATAATTACAATGGCGGTCAGGGTGGAGACTTTGTAATAAGAAAAGCATTCATGGTTACTCCTAATGATAGTCTTTCAATCACAGTGGGAAAAGGCAATTTAAACAATGACGGTGGAGCAACGGTTATTGGCAATTTAATCACATTGGCAGGGGGGGGCAAAGGCGGAAAAAAAAGAAACCACAAAGGTGCTTTAGGTGGTACTACTGTAAATAGTGTAGAAGTAGCTGCACAAAATACTGTATTTGCCCATGGTGGTTTAAGAGGAACTGATAACACGTCTAGTTCTGGCGGTCCAGGTGGTTCTGGAGGTGGTGCTGGATATGGACGTGGCGGAGATGGTGCAAACGGAAATACTGAATATTACGTAGGGTTTAATGGGGAAAATGGCGGCATAGGAGCCGGGGGCGGAGGCGGAGGATACGGTAGTAGTATGGGCACCCCCGGAATTGGCGGAGACGGCATTGTCATCATCGAATGGTAGAAAGGGGTGGATATAGCATGAAAAATTATGCAATGATTTCAAAAAACAGAGTAATCGGTGTTTTGCTAAATCAAGAAATAGAACCAGAATGGGGACCGACCCCAGACGGAAGCCCTGTGACTGCTATTCCTTGTGACGATACGGTTATGCTCGGCATGATTTATGACCCAGAAACAGGTACGTTTTCGGAATACACACCGCCCGAACCAGAACCAAAACCCTCCCAGCTTGACCGTATTGAGGAGCAGTTAAACGCCCTTGCGGCGGACAGCGTAACGGTAGAAAAATTAGAGGCGGCAATCAGTGAGGGGGTGAACGAAGTATGATGGAAACAATTAAGCACATGGCAAAGTTAGCGGCGCAGGCGGTACAGGAGAAAGCGGACACTATGACAGGAACGGAATTAAACGCTGAGGACAGGTTTATCCCAGATTTCCAGACGGCTTGTGAAAAAGAAAATATGCTGAACCGCCCTGTCGGGTTTGTCTGCAAGAGTACCGCAGGCAGAGTGGTAAAGCTGCTACAGAAATATGACAGCACCATTTACACCGCCGAACCCGAGGAATTGCCTGCACAGTGGGGTTTTGTATGGAGTGATGACCCTGCGAAGGCAAAGCCCTTTATCTCGCTGGCAACCAGCCCCTACGCGAAGGGGGACTGTTGCACGGAGAATGGCGTTTGCTATCGCTCGACCATCGATAACAATACTTGGAAGCCCTCGGAATACCAGCAGGGCTGGGAGAAAGTAGGTTGATCGTATGGCAAGAAAAATGGAAACGAGCAAGAAACTTGTTTACATATCTGATTTTGTAGCAATCTGCCTGAGTGCGGCGGTTATATATGGCACTTTCGTCACAGAGAAAGATATATCTCCGCTGGCACAGGTGGCGGTTGCATCAATTACAGAGTGTGGCGTTGCAAACGGTTTCTACTATTGGAAATCGAAAAATGAAAACAGGTACAAATATGTTATCAAGTTGATTCGTGAATGGGCTGAAAAATACGGCATTGAAGCCGTTATCCGTATTGCTGATATTGTATTGAAAGAGTGAAAGGAGATGTAGCGAGTGCATAAGATTACATTTTTAATGGAAAACTGGTATCTGGTGGTTGCGCTGATGGCGGTCACAGGAATGGTCGGTGTATTCATCGGGCGGTTTCTGAAAATGCCAACAGCGGCACAGAGAGAAAAAGTAAAAGAATGGTTGCTGTGGGCGGTCACACAGGCAGAAGCAGAATTGGGGAGCGGAACAGGCAAGCTGAAATTGCGGCAGACCTATGATTTATTCGTGCAGAGATTCCCTGCGGTTGCTATGGCGGTATCGTTTGACACCTTCTCTATGTGGGTGGATGAAGCACTGGAAGAAATGCGAAAAATGCTGAAAGAAAACAAGGCAGTCAAAGAGATTGTAAAGGGATGATTATATGGCGAAAAAGATGACGGGCAAAGAACTGGTAGCCTTTTGCCGTTCTAAAATCGGCACGAATTATGTTTATGGTATGAAAGGCTCTGTAATGACAGAAGCCAACTACAACTATCTGAAAAACAAATACGGTAAGATGGTATGGAATAGTGACCGAAAGAAAATCGGGAAGGTTTGTGTAGACTGTTCTGGTCTGATTTCGTGGGCGTGTGGCGTAAAACTCGGCAGTACCCAGTGGAAAGAACGAGCGAAAAGCGTAAACCCTATTTCCACCATTGAAAAAGCACCCATCGGGGCGTTGGTCTGGATGCAGGGGCATATCGGTGTATACACTGGCATGAAGAACGGCTACCCCTACTACATAGCCGCTGACGGTTCGGCTTACGGTGTGCGAGAAGTCCCCCTGCGGTGCAATAAATTCACGCACTGGTTGCTTGTAAATGATGTTTTCGACTACGGAACGGAGGATGAAGAAGTGGTAGAGAAGTGCAAGATTATCATTGATGGAAAGGAACACGAAACAGAACGCATTTTGAAGGATGGCACTAACTATATCAAGATTCGGGATGTGGCAGACGCTATCGGCTACAACATCACAAGCAAGGGCAGTATTGCGGTGCTGACGAAAAAATAACCATTTACTTTGGTTCACGAAAATGGTATAATAACAGTACACCCTTTCGTAAATGTCAATCATAAGCTACGCAAAAATCGGGAGTATATCAATTTCGGTATACTCCCTTTTTTTATGCTGTTTTCCGAATTTCCCCGACCATCATATCTACCATATCGAAAACTTCATCCCCATAAGTAGCCACGAAGTCACATAAAAATTCCTCCTGTTCCAATGGGATATGTATGTTATAGGACATACAGACTGCGTGGCATAATTCGTGTATCAGTACCTTCCTCTTAAAGCCGCCTACAAGCCGATTTGAAAGGCAAATACAGTGAGTAGTGTTATCGGTCACGCCGGCCGTAAAACTCCCGTCAGAGCGGCGCAGACAGTCAGAGAGCGGCATAACAGAAATAACGCTCCATTTTACACCGTTTATCTCGAATACCATTTCGTTACCACCCCCAATTAAAAAAGATAGGGGGAATACCCCTATCCGTTTTATGTCAGCCGATTTTCTGCAACAGTGTTGTCATTTTGGCTTTCAGCAGGGTGCGTTCTTCTGGTGTCATATCCGAAAGAATCTCTGTCACATCACCAGAAAGTTCTTTCATGTATGCTTCAAGGTCGCGCATCTTTTGCTCTTTATCAGCCTGAGAATTGCCCTTGTGCATTTCCTTACTTTCCGTGTAGTGGCGTTTTGCCTTATCGTAGCCGCTCATCATGGGTTCGGTATAGTACATTCTGCCACCCATACGGTCTAAATCTCTGCCACGCTCTGCGTCGCTCTTGCTATCCCATTCGTGATACATATCAGGTGTCTGGAAGTAGTAAGGCGGTTCTGTATATCCTCTGCGTGTTCCTCTGCCCTTTGGTGCAAATCGACCATTAGCGTATCTGTAATGGTCATAGAAACGCCTGTCTCCGTCCTCGTAGTATTCAGATTTCAACCGTCTGAGGATTTCCTTATCTTCTTCTTCGTCCTCTTTCTCTGCCTTTTGCATAGCCTTTGTAATGACAGCTTTGTATTCGGCTTCATTTAAGTCTTTAATCATGTCAACAACCTGTCCCATTTCGGCAGTACCAACACATTCCAGACCTTTTTCCATTTCGGACCATGCCTTTTCACAAAGACACTCAATCATTTTGTGCATTCTCTCAATGTGCATAAATTATTCACCTCCGCCAGTTGTTGCAGGAACACTTTCTCCGTTGATAGCAGATAATCTGTTATCGGGCGTACAGCAAGTTTCCCCTATCATTCTGAACAATCCAGAATTGTTCGTTGTCTCAACTACGGTTTTATATCTGGTTCTTGTTCTCAAGCCAGATGCCACAACCTGTCTGCAATTACGTTTCATAAGCGGATACTGCACAGTCCCGCCGCCAATCGTAATAAAAACAGGAGCGTTGATTGTAGTGGTATCGGGGATTTTCTGCGCCACCACAATACAAACTTTTCGGCAGTTGGCATAACTGCCTGCGGGTAAATCTATAATCAGATTTCCGCCTGTAAAATTCACTGACTGCGACATAATGAAATTATCGCAAAGTCGGCATACGTTCTTACAAGCCATAAAATAACACCTCCCAAAAAAAATAAGGGTAGACTTCTGCCTACCCTCTTTGTATCAACCACTGTGGGCGAAGTCTGATTTAATATCAGATAGCATTTTTAGTATTTCCTTCTGGTCTTTCATTATCTTATCCAGATAATATCCATCCTGCCTATGCAATTCTTTCAGTAGCGTATCATTCGATACCTGTTGGCAAGTCACAAGCTGCAAAAACACAGACAGGACGGTAAGCATATCTAAGTAAGATAGCCCTTTATTTTGGTTGTCCGTCATTAGCAACCACAACCGCAACCGTTACCATATCCAGAATAAGGATAAGGGGCAGGAACGTTATACGCAGGTACAGGCATAGGGTTGATTCTTCTAATCAATTCCGCTGTCTGCGCGTCCTGATTTGCCGCGATATAAGCGTTCTGCGCTGACTGAGAAGCAGCCAGTTCCAGCTTCTGAACCTTATCTCTCAGGTCGGCGTTTTCCTTAGCGCACAGGTAGTCGAGGATTGCTCTTGTTCCTGCGTTCTGGTTGTCGATAATGTCACGGGTATTTGTGTTCATCGTGTTCTGCAATGCACAAGTATCCTGCGCCATATCGTATCTTACCTGAGCGATTGCTTCTCTGTTCTGGCAACAGCAATCGGCAAGCTGTGACTGCAATGCGTTCTGACCCTGCATCAGTGCAACATTGGTTGTGTTGAACCCCTGCTGTGTCTGGTAGCCAAGATTGCAGATAGCGTTATCTACGCCATGAAAACCGTTCATCAGAGTAGTGTTCTGTGCATAGAACCCATCACACATACCGTTGGATATACCATCTAGTTTGCCAATGATAGACTGCGTGTCGAACCCTCTCTGGATATCTGCCTGTGTAGCTGCTGTTACTACATAGCCGCCGCCATTACCGCCGAAGCCGCCGAAACCGTTATTGCCCCAACCGAAAAGCAAAGCAAAAACTACGATTATCCACAGCCATCCGCCATCGCTAAAAGCACCGTCATTGCCATAACCGCCTGTTGCCGGCATTACTGGCATAGTAAAAGGTGTATTGTTTGTAGAGTTGAACATATTAGATTCCTCCTTTTGATTGATTATTTTTATTCATAAAGAGGCACCAAGGTTTTTTGCGCGCAACCTCTAATATGTCTTACATTCCAAACTTATCTTTCATTTGTTTCATTATTTCATCGGGGTTTACCCCTTTCTCTTTGCAGAGGTTTCTTGCCATCTGCTCTACGCCTTTGGCATCCCCTTTCTGCATCATGTCTATGGCATTTTTCGCCATAGGGTTTCCCATCACTTGACTATTGTTCATCATGCTCTGTAAAAATTGTTGCGGGTTTCTTATACCGCCAAGGAGTTGAAATAAATTCTTCATTCTGCATCCGCCTTTCTTTTGGTCGATTGTGTACTGAATTTTGAAGCGGTTTTATTTACGGAGAGTTCCAACTGTTCTAATCTTTCAGACAGTTCATCAAATCTATCCATGAAAGCTGTAACCGTACCTTCCGACAGTTCAAAATTGAGATTTTCTTGAATCTGAGCCGAATTTTGATGTGCAGTCTCATTTACCGGCTTGAAAGTTACGGTTTTAATCGTTCCGTCAGCGTTCCAAGACTTAGCAAATATTGCACTCATGTCCTGCATCGGAAAGAACGCCGCCGAACCATCCATAGGCACATCATTTGCCGTTATCATTTCCACAGACTGCACCACGCGCCCATTTACGCCACGCGGCATCTGCTGTTGAAGCTGATTTACTGGCTGAACCTGTTCTATCTGCGGTTGCTGCATCCGCGTCTGTTGAAAGTATGGATTGTACCCATACTGCGGATATGCTTGCTGGATATTATAGTTCATGCTCTGATAAGGATTTGGTTGCATAGTCGATTCCCTCCTTCTCTAAAACCTCCTGCACCGCCCGAACCATAACGGACTGATAAGTAAGAGGTATCTTCATTACATCTTCACGACTGAAAATTTTTTCCAATACTTCATCCGAAAACAT